TCCATCTTTACGGGCAGCTTTTCTTCCATTTCAATAAGCTCCTGTATGGTTGATTCCACTGCATCGGGATGAACGAAATACACCATTGCGCTGTTTTTCATACCTCCGTGTATCCGAGGTGCTGCAAGACCTTGAGTCGCTGGTGGCCGCCAATGACAACGCCTGTGCGTCTGTTCCAGATAATCGGCTCGACGTAACCGAATTCTTCCACGCTGCGCTTCAGCTTTTCAAATTCTGGGTCGCCAGGTTTCAAATCCTTACGCGGATTGTATGTAGCGGGTATCAGGCGTTCTACAGAGATTTTCTGTATTTCCATACGCGCCTCCTTAAAATAGACCCCATTCAGCGAATTTCTCAAAACCACCCAGCTTCGCAATAAATTCTGCCGCGATAGCAACAATATCGCTATACGGCTTGCCGTCAATGATGTCGTCGCCAATGGCGCAGCAGAGTGAAACGGGTTCGCCTTTTTCCTGCGCTTTCAAGAATGCGTAAATATTTACCGACACATCCGCTTTAGACAAATCCTTACCGTGAAGACCACCGCCGGTGACGCTATCCGCCATATCCGAGCCGAGTTTTCTGTTAGTCGCACCAGTGTCAACGTCGGTGCCACCTGTCCAATATCCAAGCGGATTGATTTCTGCATCGGGATATGTCTCTCGAAGCGTATCCGCTTCCACGTTGCTCTGGCAGATGATAAGTCTGTCGCCGTCCAAAATATATTTGCCGTCGCAGCTGTAATTTGCGTAAATGTCACGCGCAATTTGTGCGAGTTTCTTCTGTTCCTCTGTCAAAGGCACGCCCTTAAAGATACCGTTATCGCCGCACTTTACGCAGTTTTCCTGATTTTTCGTTAGGTGCGCGTCCTGCTGCACGATAACGACGTCGGGAATCACGTTGCCTGCGATACGATGAATAGCGACCACAATGTCTTTTTCTGCAAGAGTTGCGGTCGTTTCTATAATAACGTGACAGACGCCATGTCCCACAAGCACCTCCACCGCTACCTTCGGATTTGCGTCCTTTGCATACGCCAAATCTACAATTGCACCTGCGATTCTATCTGCCACTTTGTCGGGGTGACAGGGATTTACTTTTTCAATCATTTTTATTCCTCCGTATTGATATTATCTGTACCTAAATGCGCCTTAAGCGCGGTGAAGAATTCCTTTTTGCCAAGCGCTTTTCCGTTCTGCACCCACGCATTTTCAAATTCGAAGCGTTTTTCGAACTGTTCGATAGAGCCACTCGCTTTGAAATTGCGCCAACTGCGTCTGTCCCACTCTTTCAGCTGCGTCCATAATTCTGGAAAATGCTCATACAAAATGCGCAATTCAGACAGTGGTTGCAGCGGGCAACACCAACATGATACGCGGGAATAATATTCATATAAACCTTCCCACGTATATCCGCGTTCATAACAATATTTGAGGCAGGCGTCTTCGTCCATACCCCAATCCACCAGTGGGTGCCTGCAATTTTCACGCTGATTGTTCTTTCGTTCCAAGCGATATCCTTCGTCCGCCGCCAGCCCGACATACTCAATGATGTCGTATTTTTCTCGCAGTGGTCGTAGGAACGCCTCGCGTGGAATTTCTTTGAGTTCTTTCGTACACCAACGCTCTCTGGGGCCTGGCCAGCTGTATCCGCGCCGCTTTTTCTCACTGACCTCCACCTTCGTTCTTTTCACGCGCACTTCATGCTGCAATAGAAAATGCTCGAAGGTGTGGTTGGAACATACGCGCGTTATCGGTCTGCCGATGTCCCGCTGTAGCTTTTCTAAATGTCTATACATAGCAGGAAACTCAAGACCCGTGTCACAAAATAAGATGATGTCGATGCGCATGCCTTCCTCCAGCATACGCAGTAGCATAGCTGTAGAATCCTTACCTCCTGAAAGCGAAACTATATGCAATTCAGGTTTAGGTTTCTTCATCCATTTCATTTTTGCCATCTGCACTTATCCTCTCAGCTTTCATGCCGGTGAATTCCTCCCAGCGTCTGACTGCGACATCACAATAAGCAGGATCACGTTCCATTGCATAGCACACGCGCTCCAGCTGTTCACATGCGATAATGGTGGTACCACTACCAGAGAAGGGTTCAAGGACGATGTCGCCTTTATCCGAATGCATCTTAATGCATCGCCAAGGCAGCTCCACAGGGAACATTGCAGGGTGCTGCTTGTTTGCGCGTACCGTATTCATTTCCCAGATACCCGAATATCCCCAATTTTTACGTTCCTCTTTTGACAGACGCTTGACGAATTTATATGCGTGACCTGCGAATGCAGAAAGCCATACGTATTCCTGGTCGTTATATTCCACATCGCCATTGCGGCTGAACGCGGAAATATATTCATACTGCTGCACGGGCTTATTCGTTACAAGGTGATAGGGTCCTACGCCGAAATTCATGCCTTGCTTTTTCCAAATGCGGATCCAGATAGGACGGAAACCATATTTCTGGAACATATCCACACTGTATACGCTTGTCGGTTCAATGAACTGCGTGCCTGTGGAATAGAGGTCGCCCAAGTTCCAGCAGACGATACCTGCGTATCTCGTAATGTTTTCTATAACGGGACGCATGGTATCAAACCACGGCTCGATGCCTTTGGTTTCATAGTCTTTGCCGACGCCATACGGCGGGGATGTAACCGCTACCTGCGCTCTGTTGCCATTCATGAGCTTAGCGAAATCTGTCGCGCTGGTGCTGTCTCCGCACATTAGTCGGTGTACGCCCAGCTTCCAGATATCTCCGGTCTTCGTGATTGCACCTTTTGCCTTGATATCACTATGTTCTTCGTCAACATCAAAATCGTCCTGCACCGCTTCCTTGGAATAGAACGCATCCATAAGCTCGTCTATCTCGGCTGCGTCAAAACCCGTAAGTGTTACGTCAAATTCGCTGCCGTCAAATTCCGCAAGCAGCATGGATAACTTATCCTTGTCCCACTCGCCCTGAATTTTATTAAGCGCGATATTCAGCGCCTTTTCTCGTTTATCATCCAGTTCTACGACAACGCAATCGACCTCTGTAACACCCAAATCCATAAGGACGGTAAGTCTCTGGTGACCGCCAACAACGTTTCCTGTTGCCTTATTCCAAATGACCGGCTCTACATAGCCGAATTCCTGTATGCTGCGTTTTAATTTCTCGTATTCCGCGTCGCCAGGTTTCAGAGCTTTACGTGGATTGTATGCCGCAGCTTTTAACATACCTACGTGTATTTTTTCTATCTGCATTTATGTCTCCTATCCGAGTAATTTTTCCATAAGGTCATCATTGGGATTGCTGCCGCCAATGGGCGTTTCGCAATTATCTTTGACTATCTGGTATATCTGAAGCCAGAGAATATTCGCCTGCTTCAAAAAATTAAGCCCCATCGAAACATAGGGGCTTGCAATCGGCATCTGCGTGGTCGGGTGCTTTGCTAAAAGTCCGTACTGATTGATGCCTTCTTCGCATTGGATCCAGCGCGTCACATAAAGTGCGTACTGCTCAATGAGTTCTTTTTTTACATACTGCGTACAGCCGCGCTCGTGCAGCCATTTCCACGTATCCTCATATATCTGCGGTGTCAAATTCTGATTTGAATTCTTCGTCACCTGTTTTAAGTATTCCGCGATTGGCGGCATATCCTCACCCGACAGTGGCGCACCTTCGTTGCTGGGGAATTGTAGCTTTGTGAGCGGTGCTTTGCCGGGATTGCCGTCTACGATTTTTTCTGATAGCGCCTTCTTTTTACGTCCCGCGCCAGGACGCGCGCCTCCATGACCGTTTGCCATCCGTCGCACCTCCTTTTTTGCCTTGAAAACCCGAAAACTTGATTTCGGGGGTATATGGTCTCTTGATTTCCCGAAAATTTGCGTGATACCCCACGCCCGTTGCCCAATATAAACCTGTGGGGATTTGACTCCCCCTACCGTCATAGATTTCTACTCCAACGGTCGCCGCGCTCCGCGTGTATACGTGCGTGGCAGGATTTACATAATGAAATCAGATTATCTCTTGCATGCGTACCGCCTTCTGCCAGCGGTATCTTATGGTGTACTTCTTCCACCGGCACGAGCTTTCCGTCCGCCTGACAGAGTTCACACAACGGGTGCGTCTGTGCATAGCTATCTCGGATGCGCTTCCATGCACGACCATACCTACGGCGTACAGCAGGGTCTCTGTCGTACTTCTCGTAGCGTTTATTTTCTAATTTCTCATGCTCCTCACAAAACCTACCGTCTGTCAGCTTCGGACAGCCAGGATAGGAACACGGCCGCTTCGGCTTCTTTGGCACGTCGCCACCTCCTTTTCGGGCACAACAAAAGCTCTGTAGGATTTCTCCCACAGATCTTCTGCGTATTGTACTTCCGCATTATAATTATATCACTAATGCCTACTGACATCAACTGACATCGACTGACATTGACTGACATAATTGCGGCTGCCGATTATTTTATTTTCCTTTTTTGCCACCTCCGTATGCGCGATTGTTAGGATTCATCTGATTTGAGCGATTGTCCTGATTCGCTTTGTGTGCCTGATTGTTTGGATTATGCTGATTCGCATAATGGTCTCTCTGGTTTTGGGTGTGCGTATGCGATGATACGCCGTGTCCTTTACTCATTATCTTTCCTCCAATTTTACGATGTAATGAATTGATGTCCCGCGCTTTTTCTGTACCTGATATAGCCCGTTTTCCAGCCAATAAGTAATTTTATCGCCTGCTTCCTGATTGGTTATGATGTTGGTGCATATCATGTTATCCCTCCTGTTTTTACCGCCGCGCGCAAGCGGTTGTATGTGATGGATATTCCATCCGCAATATACTTTCACGCCACCGCGCCACTCGTAATATTCCGGATCACCATACGCATCCCTGTACATCAGCCCGCCGTCAAAATCCTCGGCATACGCTGCGTTTCCGTACTGAGATTGCCATAACTGCATAGCGAATACTCTTGTTATCGTCATAAGTTCACCTCCTTCAGACTTGAAAATAAAAAAATCCCCTGCACAGGATGTGTGCAAGGGACTCAAACAAGTCTGAATTTGTTTCGCTTTACACACATCTTTGACAAATGGGCATGGTTATCCCATTCATCGCATATGGTGTAAAGCATTG